GGATCACTAACCTTTTGGATATCATTATCCTCAAGATCTTGCTCCATGACATAAACATTATAAGGGTTGCGTAATTGAAATGCTATGGGTTTCTCAGGTTCTTCCTTAGTTGTAACCTCATAGAGATCAGCAATCACATCCTCACCGTTTCGCATTCTTACGATTCTTACGCTCATAATCTCTCCGTTGTATTTCGTTGATGGACTCTTTAATAATATCCTTCAGAATTCTTGACTCAGGGATATTTTTTTCCTCTGCGATAGGACGGACGTATCGTAGTAGTTCTTCAGTATAACCTGAAGGTACGTCAAGTGTCAAGAGGTCACTATCACCATTGTAATTGTTTGATTTTAGATTCAAATAAACATTCATTATAATCTCCAAAGAAAAAGAGACCCTCAGGTCTCTTCTGTTGTTGTATTATATATGCTACTTAGATATACGGTCAACTGCCTTACGAGCTTTGTCAAGTATGTCACCTCTTAAAGGAACATAACCTACCACAGATGCTTTCTCTTGGTACTCTCTTGTGAGTAACCTCCTTAAAGTCTCTGTTACTGCTGTAGTCTTACGACCATTACCAGTTTCATAAGCAAGTATCCAAGTCAATGTAGCAATAGGATATGCACCCTTTGCTTCTGGATTTGGATTAACACCTGCTAAATTCTCATCTAATGTAATACCATTAAGTGCTATAGCACCCGACTCAACTGATGGTTTTATAAACTCACCAGATTTATTCTGTAGTGCAGCAGCAACTACTTCACCTTTAACATAGGATTGATTTACATATCCAATAGCACCTGGTGTATTTCTAATCACACCAGCAACACCAGCATTACCTTTGTTTCCTACACCTACTGGCCAAGCAACTGATTTAGCAACTCCAAGTTTCCACTTGTCACTAAACTCATTCATCGATCTAGTAAATGCTGCTGTAGTACCAGACCCATCAGATCTGTATACCCAAGTCATCTTCTGATCATCACATCCTACCTGTGACCAGTTGTTGATCTCACCAATAGCAACCTGTACTGCTTGCTCTTGTGTAAGTTTGAGATCACAACCAGGCATATTATAACCGAAGGCAATCGTGCCTCCAGTCATAGGTATCTGGACTAGTCCTCGTTTTGCTTTAGCGATGTCTGCATCCTTCATAGGATCATCAGAAGCACCGAAGTCTACTGTTTCATCTAAGAATGCTTTTCGACCTGAACCAGAACCTACTGCTTGGTAGTTTACTCTGTGACCACCGTTCTCTTTGGAGAAATCGGCAAACCATCTTGTATATATTTTAGATGGAAAAGAAGCACCAGCCCCGCTTAGTCTTTGACCTGCGTGTACTGGTGCTATGAGAGCAGTTAATGCTGCTAATGCAATAAGCCTTTTCATTAGGATCCGCTTAAGGGCTCTTTATATAGAGCAGTTTAATCTAATCTTAATCTGCTGTCAAGTAATCCTTACGAGTATGATGTTCAGGTACTACTTTTCCCAATTGTACGGACAAGAGTCCGTCTTCAAATACGACCTGTCGAACTTCGCAATCCTCGGAGAGTGTCCAAGTGCGTTTGAATGAACGTTGTGCCAAGCCCCTGTGTGTATACTCTGCATCTGTTTCTTTATCTTCCTTGATGCCTTCGACAAATAATTTTCCAAACTCTGTGAAGACTTTGACCTCTTCTTTCTTGAAGCCCGCAAGTGCGACTTCCAATCTCGACTCATGATTATTCACTTTCACCAAATTATATGGCGGGTAATTAGTTTGGGATTCCGTCTCCCAGAACCTATTTAGATAATCATCCATTCCTATACCATTACGTGTAATCTTCTCCATCAATTCTGGAAGATTTGCAGCATGGTATCTTGCTAGTGTGTTCATGGTTCTCCTTAGTAAGCGAGTGTTAGTGTTTGTCCCGTTAGGCGACACTACTATTTAACCATGACCTTAAGATTTCTGGAAGTGTACATGCCGAACATATATTGTAGAGGTATCGTTACCTATATAGATGTAGGTAAAAATGTCTAAAAGCATGAAAAAATTACTCCCTATAATTATGCTCTTGGGTTTAGCACCTATGTCTGCAAGAGCAGATTTAACTCATACTTTGAGTAGTTCAGTTCAATTACAGACTGATGCTGCGATCACTAGTGTTCACAGAGCAGGTAATAATTACAGTACTACTGGAAGTGGTGTATCAACTACAATAACACCTTCTGGTGGAAGTGCTGCAAGTAACCTTGGTGGTATATCAGCTGTATCTACTGCTGGTGTAGCAACCTTTGCTCTACCTGATGTAGCACAAACGACTCAAGGTAATGCATATTCATTCACACAAAATATAACTACTGCTGATTCTATAGTTACTACTGCACCTGATACAGGTGATGTGTTGGCTTACTCCAACCAAACATCGTATGCTGCTGGTGATAAAACTGGTTTGGCTGGAACCATAAGTACTGCTGGTGCCATGGCTTTAACAGCTGGTGGAGCTGGAAGTTCAGCTACGGGACAATTTGTATCAGAAATTACCGTGAGGTAGAGGTGCTATATAATGAAACGAGTTTCATTACTCTTATGGCTTAGTTTATCTGGTTCTGCTGCTATGGCAGTTCCAGTGGTCCCCAACTTCCAACAGGGATCTATGACTAGTCATACTGAAACTGAAAGCACAGTTACAGAGACAATAAATTCAATTGATTATAGAACAGGATGGGAATACACAGTGACTGGGGTAGGTATATCCAACGATGGAAACGCTCTCAACCCCAACGTGAATACATCAACAGTAACGGTGACTCCATCAACTACAGGAGAGAACACCGTAACAGGAACAGTAACAAGTTCCTTCGATGCCTTAGACTTCTCCAGTCCAAGCAGCTTTACGATAACAGAACCAGGAGGAGCTTTTCAATTCAGTCAATCATACCAAGGACCAGGTATGACCAACCAGACGATAATACAAAGAGTAACAGAAATAAAAAGCGTCACAGACACAACAAGTACGTTTACCCAGTAATAGCAACGGGTCTCGTACTTAATACTTTAATACCAATTAAAGCCTTAGCAGAAGGTGTTGGTGGTGTAAGTGCTACTGCTAATCCTATCGCCAACTCTTCTGGCTCAGTAACCAACCAGGCAATACAAGTTTTACAAGGTCCATACGTTACTAACACCTACGGTGGTGGTGTATCATGTCAAGGTACGACTATGAACATGACACCATACATTCAGTTTGCCGACTCAAGGAAGGATCCTTGGGAAGATTTTTATAATGAACCTCAATATAATATGACTGATGTAGAAGGAAGGACAGTTAAACAGACAGTAACAGTAAAGAATTATCCTTGGGAAGATTGGTATGATGATCGTACTAAAGCAGATGGAACTAGATGGTTCCCAGATGGAGAAGATATACAAATAGAAGTAGATGTACCAACTGCTGATGGTGTACCTGATATTGTAGGTAGTGGTGGTAGTATGGAACCTACTTGGTACAAACCTATACGTACTGACATGAGGGCAAACCAGAGTTTCAACTTAGGACTCTCTGCTACGCTTTCAATACCACTCAATAGAGGTATGCAACGTAGATGTAAAGAGGCAGCAGAGGCACAGATAGCACATCAAGTACAGTTGACATCCAATAAAAGATTAGACTTTGAGATTGCAAGATTAAAAAATTGTGGAGAGCTCAAAAAATCTGGTATATTTTTCCATCCAGCATCTCCTTATCATGCTATATGTGCTGATGTTGTAGTAACATCTCCTGGTGGTAAGATACTACCTCACGAGCATCAGATACCACAACCTAAGTGGACTAATCCTTCTTCTTCTCAACAACCTTCTTCTTCCCAAACTTCAGTAGAGGTAGACCCTTCTTCTCTCGATAAAGATTTGTCTGAATCTCAGAAGCAGTTGGACGGTAAGGAGTCTTCCCCATCATCTTCTGAACCTTCCCAATCACTTTCTTCACGGCTGGTTTCACCACCTTCAGGAGCAAATCTGCTAGGGGTTTTGCAAGTAGGGCAGATGTCGTTGCCACCGCAGCAATCCCTGCCGTAGTAGTTACAACTCCAGCACTAGGTAAGTACTGATCTACAAATGGAACTGGTTCCCAAATTGTCTCACAGACTAACCCATCAGGTGTTAATTTATATTCTTTTACTCTTTCTTCTCCACTAGTAGATAAGTCTCCTATGCGTCTTGCATTCTTTGGAGGACATTCTACATCTTCTGCACCAGTTGGAGGGGTTACAGGCGGTTCTGGAGTGTCTATATCAGGTGAAGGAGGTTCACCAGTATCTATACCTTCAGCTTCTTCTTGCTGTTGAGTAATAGTTTGCCAAGTTAATTCTCTATAATCATAATCAGGCGGTTCATAGTATGGCATTCCTGCATCACACAATACTACGTTCTGCTTTGGATCATCATTAACCAGCATCTTATTTTTATTTGCTGGATTTTTTGCATTCTCTTTGTGTACCTTAACACAACCAGGCATGTTAACAATAGGAGTTCCTATTATTTCAGTAACAGGAACTTCTATAGGTATTGCTTGTGGTACATCAGTTAACCATGTCCTAGTATCTGCTATTCTAGTAGTACCTACAGGTTTAACATCAGTAGAACCAAAATTTTGTATAAAACGAATCCCTGTACCATTCACTTGAATGTTTGGTACAGAGATTCCGTTTGTTGTTATGTTAGGTACATTAACGATTGGATCCATCTTGAGGTATCACTTCCTTATAATTTTTAGTTGGAGGTTTCAATCCTTTCACAGGACCACTTGACTTTGGCCAATTATTAACCAACTGTATATAAATTTCTTCTCTAACAACTTCTCTAATCCTTTCTATCTGGGCATCCTCTCGTTTTTGAGGACCACCAGTTTGTTGATCTATAACATGACCACCACCAACAAATGCACCAGTACCTACTACGGCAACTGCTGTACCTGTTGATGCTATCTTTTGAAGATCCATTACTTCTTACACTTACACTTATACTTAGCAACTGCTGCAACAATTACTACTACTGCTGCTATACCAATACCAGTTCCCCAACCAATACCTTGGGGTTCTGGTTCAAGAAGTTCCTCAAAAACAGGTACTTCTTCTATCATTTCCTTTGCTTCCTTTGGAAGTGGAAGATCTCTAATAATTGTTTCCATGTTTAAAAAGGCGAATTAGGTGCTGGTAATCCAAGACCTGCAGGTGAAGGTGAAGGTGCTATTGATGCTTGATCACTAGGAGCAGCAAGGTCAGGTGTTCCTATAGGGAGTGAAGACCCTCCACCCAGTCCACCAAGTCCCCCAAGAGATCCAGTAACAGCTTCCATAACTTGAGATTTAACTCCATCAATGATGGATGTGCGATTGACGTATACGTATATCCCACTACCAACAACGGCAACAGATACAGCAGTAGACGCAAGAGCAAGTACATTTATAATTTTTTGCATGTCTATAACTTGTAAGGTTCTTTGTTGTCTGTATCTGATACACCAACTATTTTTAGAGGTGCTTGCTCAATACGAATAGTTTGAGTAGGTCCAGACTTTGCTATGATTGCTTCAATATCTTTTGCAGTAACAGGAGGTGCTCCACCGTTACCACCATTACCATTACCATTCATCTTCATGGTACCATCACCCTTCTTAGAAGCTGTCTGAATTCCAAAGCTAGCTAAAACTCCAGTAAAAACCGAAGCTATAAAAGTTGGATCAATTTTCTGTTGTGGTACACCTGGAATGGCAACATAATTCAATGTCAATATTCCACCCGACCAGGCAAGAACAGTGATTCTCACTGCAGTGGAGATGATTGCTGCTTGTTCCTCGGCATCTGGTAGTAGTGCGGCTTTTGCCTTACCAAAGAAGCCTTTCTTTTCTTCTTTGACTTCTTCTTCTACTACCTCTTCTTCTTTAATTTCCTCTGCCATGTTATACTTTTATCGCTAGCCCTATTTATGAATTAAATTCTTCCAAGTACATATTACCAGAGATAGAAATTCTATAATCATCTGATGTGTAGAATGGATTGACTCCATGATTTAATTCAGAAGGGAAAAATGCCATTCTCCATTCCCAGTCTTTAGTTACTGGAACAAAATCTGTAACATGTTTACCTAAAGGACTTATATAAGTGAAGTAAAATAAAGCAGTTTCATTTGTATTGGGACCATATCTCTTCATCTCTTCTTCTAAATCATATGGAATCTGTACCCATATCACAAAAGAGAATGCTCCTGAATGACAATGACTAGGATTAAAATCATACTTCTGTCCATAATTAACCCAGAGATTTTTTAATTTAATTCTTTTGGAGTTAAGATCTTTAGGTACATTAAATTCTTTACAATATTGTTTACCCAAAGATTCCATAAGGAATGACATATGGGGTTTGATAGGCAACTTCCATT